TGCGGCATCATCGATAGCTTCGCCACGACCGTTGGAACCACGACTGTCGACCTCACTACTGACGAATGGTTCGACGCCATGTTCGGGCTGGAGCAGAATATCGTTCCTGGGCCGTACGCCGCGGTCTTGTTCCCGACGCAATACACCGACCTCCAGTCCTCGCTTCGCAGCGAAGGCGGCGCGGTGCAGTTCATGCCTGCGACTGCCGAGCAGCTCGCGATTCGAAGCCCTGGTTTTAAGGGAAGCTATCTCGGCGTCGACATCTGGACCAGTGACAGCGTCGCAACCGCGAACGCTGGCGCCGACTCCGCTGGCGCCATGTTCGGTGCTGGCGCGTGGGGCTACGTCGAAGCGTCTGCCAAGTCGCAGATGCCGGGTTCCATTGCGGCATCCGTTCCAGCCGGTAGTCCGGTGTACGCAGAGTTTGCGAGGACTGCCGACCCCGGCATCTCTCGCGTCGTCGCCCACGCCTTCGTTGGCGTGTCAGCAATCGAAGATCTCCGAGGCGTGTCAATTATTACTGACCGATAGTCGACGACGTCAACAGAATCTCGGGCGGCGGGGCACCCCCTCAACCTCGCCCCGCCGTCCGCGATTCACAACAAGGACAGGAACAGAATGTCAGCAATCGTCGGACAGAGAGTTACTCAGCAAGACAGCCCCGACGCGCCGAAGCTACCAGCTCGGACGAAGTCGACCTCGAGCTTCATGTATATGCATCATCCGCATCGGTGGCAGTTCATCGAGGAGACGGGCGAGTGGCTCCCGCTCCTCGGCAAGCTGAAGACAGACCCCGGCGTCGGCGGCGTGACTGATGAGGGCGGGACCGACCTCGCAGTGGCGCAGCATACGCGCCGAGGCTGGCATATGATTCGACCGAGCGACGAGCGGCTCGGCAAGTTCCGCTGGTACGTTCAGAAGATTCCGAAGGCAGGTAAGGGAGTCGTCCACGCAGACGCGACAGAGGGCGTCGAGGTCATCGGCGGTCGAGCGTTCTGGCGAGAGGGCGGCGAGGCCTACTATGAGTTCCTGCGCCATCTGTCGTCGTCTGGCATCATCGCCACCGTCAGCAAGCAAGTCGTCCGACTCAAGGTCGAGCAGCAGTTGCAGACCATCGACCGCATGCAGAGCGCAGTTGCTAACGCGCCGCACAATCAAATCCTCAGCGCCAGGCTCGATGCGGCGACGAGGACTCTCGAGGCAATGCAACGCAAGCCACTCGCGACCATCGACACGAAGCCGAAGTCGAAGCGACGCAAGTCGATGGACATGACATGAGCGAGAAGCAGGGCTACCGCGAGGCGATGACGCGACTGCAAGGTCGTCTGGTCGAGAGCGGCATGGACTCGAGGCGCGCAGAGCAGAAGGCGCGAGAGACAGCAATCAAGAGAGACAGAGCTGCCAGAGACGGCAGCGACAAGCGAAAGAGATAACCCGGCCCGAAAGGGTCGCTCAATGGAGCGGGTAACATGGCAAAAGGAACGAAGCATATCGGCCACGGCGTCAAGGTCAGAGACAATGGCGCGGTGTATATAAAGGCCCTCGACGCAGCAACCACGGACCAATTCGAGACTGACCCAAGCAAGGCAGGCGAGATTGTGTTCTGGATTGACGAGTCGGGAGACAACTTCAAGGCGGCTGTGGTCTACAGCAACGGCACGACCAGCAAGACCCTAACGGTCGCGTTCGACTAAGGGGCGACCATGAGTTTATTCAACGTGGACGCTTTGACGTTCGCGAACCAGGCAGTCAGCGAGAGCGCCGCCCAGGCAGTCACCGAGGATGGCGGGGCAGGGGTCGCAGTGGGAAGGCTCCTCGGGGTCCGAGCCACCATCTCTGACAACGACGGCGACACTGGCGATGCGGTGACGATCAAGGTCTACAAGAGCAGCGCGCTCACGGTGGCGGGCGGCGGTGAGGAGCTGTACTCTGCCGACTTCTCGTTCTCGTCTGATGCGGAGACGCTCAGCGACCTCCTCGCCAGTCCCGTTCCGTTCTTTGCTCAGCCGCACGTCACCATCACCCCCGCATCTCAAGCGGACACCGACATGGTGGTCACGCTGTACATCGACGACGGCAGGTGAAGCATGGGCGCGGTCTTCCGCAAGCATCCGAAGCAGGAGCAGCCGGTCCCACGATCGCAGGTGCAGACAGAGCATCCGGCGCAAGGCTTCGACCCGAGACATCTGAGCACCGAACTCCTTGTTTGGTGCCGAGCTGACGCTGGCGTAGAGACGAACGGGTCGACCGTTTCCGGATGGCGCGACATGAGCGGGCGCGGTCGCGACTTCGCACAGGCGACAGCAGGCAATCAGCCGGCCTTGAGGGCATCCGGCCAAGGCGGGCGGCCAGAGATGGTATTCGATGGCGCTGACTCGATGACCGGATCTAGCCTCTTTCCGATGCTGTCTAGTGCATCAGAGTGGACGCTGGTCATGGTGCTCGGTCAGGGTTGGTCGGATACGGGTGCTAGCGGGGCCTACCAGAACTCACCCGGCATCATCACAGCCTCCGACTCTGCTGGGTACTTCGGCGCGGGCATTGTCAGCAGTGACGGCCCTGGCGGCGGGATCTACAACGCCGGCTACAAAGAGAGCGCCCCGCCGTCTGGGGCCATTCAGTCAGCAGGAGACCCCTGCATCTTCGTGCTTTACTCTGACTCCGGGATCAAGTCTCGACTCAACGGCTCGGCAGGATCGACGGCCACGGGCGCTGCGATGCTCTCGACCGCAACTACCCTGGAGATAGGCGACAGCGCTGCGGGCCACTCGGACGAGCCCTACGACGGCCCGATGTCTGAGGTGTTGATCTTCGATGGCGTGCTGAGGCAGAATGAACTCGCATCGCTTGAGGACTACCTCAGCGACCGCTATAGCATCAGGGTGTCGGGCTGATGCGCTGGTTGGTATTAGAGACAGCGGGCGCCGCCAGGGCGCGTGAGGCTGAGCTATCGGCAGCGACGGGCTACCCACGACCAGCGGCAGCGACAGACCGCATCGTGGAGGCTATCAGTCACATCGACGGGCGCGGAGCCGTGCCAGTCCCAAGCAACGTCTGGTCGTGGTCCCACGGTTGCGAGATTGACTTATCCATGTTGCTGACAGACATCGAGCGCGCCGCGCTGTACACCCCGGCAGACATGGCCGAGGGCGGATGGTTTAATACTGTGGAGATTCTCTGATGCCGCAGGAGACGCAGTACGCGCACCGACACGGACTTCCCGACTTCATCGTTCGAGGCAGGGTCAACCTGCTCGAGTGCCCGGTCTATAGCGGCTCGACGTTGACGGCTCCGTCGAGCGGCACTGTCGATGTATTCAAGGGNGACGGCACGAAGCTCGTCGACGGGCAGTCTGTCACCATCACGGCAGACATCGCCACCTATAGCGTCGCAGCGCTGACGCTACCGACGACGATGTCGCTCGAGGACAATTGGCTCATTGTCTGGTCGCTGACTCTGGCGGGCAGCGCTCACACCTTCCAGCGCTCTGCTGCTCTCGTGCGCCGCGAGCTTCATCCTGTCGTGACTCCCGCAGACATCAGCGCAATCCATCAGGACGCCTCGTCGCTGCTCGCTTCGGGACAGACGCTCGCGAACTTCATCGACGAAGCGTGGGACATGATTCAGCGCAGGCTGTTAGCTGCTGGTCGTCGACCCTATCTCGTCCTTTCCGACTTCGCCTTGTTCGATGTTCACAGGCAGCTCGCGGTCGGTCTGCTGTTCCTTGACGCAGCCAGTTCGGTGGGCGACGGCAGATGGTCAGAGATGGCAGAGCAGAGTCTCGAACGATACGAACAAGAATGGGCGCGGTTGTCGCTGACCTATGACATGGACGAAGACGGCGTCGCCGCAAGCGATGAGCAAGGCATAGCTGGCCCGACAGCAGTCTACCTCGGTGGCCCAGGCAGGAGCGCACGATGGCAGTGGGGGCGCTGAACCGCTCGCAAGTCCGAGCGAATATGTCGACGCTTCTCGGGGCTGCTTCTGGCGTTGCCGAGTCCGCATGGATTGACGTCGAGTCGGGGCCGCAAGGCAGAGCGCACTTGTATTGGTCGCTTGCCTCTATCTCGAGCGCTGACGCTGGACATCGAGCAAGGACAGGGACAGTCGTCGGGCGTCGGTACTCGCTCGTCGTTCGATACGCTCACCGCATCAATCCCAAAGACAGAGA